GAGTGGCACCTTCAGGCAGGGCCTCGATGGCCGGATCAGCCCGGGCTGAAACCATCAGGGCGGTGGTCAGCGGGCCGACCAGCAGGCGCAGGCCGGGGGCGAGGTCCAGCCACTGCGGCGTGGCGGTCAGGTTCAGTCGGATCATCGGTGGGCCTTTCTCAAAACAAAAGCGACGTGCCGGGGCACGTCGCTTGGGAGGGTGGTCGGTGGAAGGGGCAGACTGTTCAGATCATTGGAGGCAGCATTTCTTGAACTTCTTGCCACTGCCGCAGGGGCAAGGATCGTTTCGCCCGACTTTGCCGGTGAACACGGCGTTGAACGGATCACTGCCGCGGGGCATCAAGGAGGACAGGACGTTCAATGTCCCCGCAGCCTTCTTGGCCAGGTACTCCGGCGTGAAGCAGTACCAAGGCGCAAGTTCTGCGATGGTGTCTGTGATCAGCGTGTTGCTCGACAGGCTGGTGAACCAGTCGGGTCGACCGGCATCCAGCGTTGCCCGAAGACGCTCGGTGAAATCCTCGATCCGGCTATGGTCCGGGGTGATCAGACCACTGTCGAACACGGAGCGCACCGCTGTGTCCATATTTGCGAGGCCGAGGGCAGCGATGCATTCCGCCCATGCCCACCAGACTTCCTCGCCGGTCACGGTGCCGGTCAGGTCGAAGAAGTCGACGAGGAACTGCGTGATTTGTGGCCGCAGATTCGGGTCTTCCAAGGCGACGATGGCAAGCGTGTCAAACATCTCACCCCGCACGAAGCCATCGGCGGCATCGTCAAGCAGGATGTCGAACAGCGGCTGCAGATCGCCGTCAAAAACCCCCGCCATGACACGCGCCGAGGCTTCGGTGATCGAATCCCCTAAAAGCGCATCCAGAAACTCCGGATCGTGCTGGAGCAGGGTGGCGAGCGGGCGATAGGCCCGCGTCTCGCGCCATTCTGCCAGCAGGAAGAACATGAAGACGAAGGCATCCATGCCCTCGAGATCGTCGATCCCTGCCGATTGCAATCTGCCGATGTAGTCCAGAAAGACCGGCACCATGGCGTCGCGCGATTGTCCTGCCGCTTCCAGTGCTTCGCGAGGCAGGGGGCCATTGGCCTCCAATGCAGCCATGATTTCGGCGGGTGTCATGTACGGAACCTTTCATCAGTGAATCGATGAAAGGGATACCGTCTTTCCCCGTCGACCTCCACTGGGCGGATCGGTATTAATGACCAATTCAATAGGCCGCGATGCTGTTGACGAGGACGGCAGTGCACATGCGGGCGGGGCTGGTGGCTTTCGCGGCCTGCCAGTCGAAGCTGGCTTGGACGCCTTGTGGGCCTGCGATTTCAATCCGCGGGATCGGCAAATAGACCGCGTGCGCGGTGAAGGTGAAGCTGGCGTTCGCCCCGAGGCTGTAGTTGAACTCCAGCTCGCAAGGCGTGCCGTCGATGGCTTGCGTCACCAGCGTGCTATCGGAGAACCGGACTTCAATGCGCCCGGTCAGAGCGGCCATGGTCGGGTCGGCGCCATCAATCCGGCCATCGCCGCGGATGGTTTCGATCCGGTCAAGGTTGTTGGAATAGGTGATCTCCGCCGAGACCACGTTGCCCAAAGCGGCACCGTTGCGTTTTACCGTGCCGTTGAAATGGCCGAAGCGCTGCAGGCCCAGCGCGGTCGGCGTGCCCGCGGCTGTCGCGGCGGCGATGGTTTCGCCCTGCGCCACCAGCCGGGCAGTGGCCGTCAGCAGGCCGGAGCGCTGCATCTGCCACGTCAGCTGATCGAGGACGCAGCCGGAATACATCGCGAACCGCGGCACCTCCGGCATGGCTGTCTCGATGGACATGCTGGGCAGGGTCCAGTTGCCCGACTGGAAGGTGTGGGTCTTCGGCGTGGTGCCGGTGGTGGTCGGCTGGCCAAACGCTGCCTTCAGCCAATAGCCGAAGGCTTCCACATCGATGGGGATCACCACTTCACCGTCTGCCGTGACCGCATCCTTGATCGGGGCCAAGGGATCGCGGCCATAGCCCAGCAGCTCGGATTCCAGCAGCGGCTGCTCGGACCCGAGCGTTGCCCGCGCGAAGGGCATTAATCGGAACCCACTGACCGGTGGGGTCCCGTAAACCGTCTCATACGCAAGCGCCATCTGCGCCCGCGCGCCTTGCGCACGTGCCATGGGAGTCTCCTCGATATTGTGGATTTCAGGCCAGCGGCCCGGTGGTGGTGTAGTGCAAAACGACGGTGATCACCGCCGCTTTCAAGGCCGCAGCGCCCTCGATGGGCAGATCAACCGAAGCCGGGGCTTCAGGTTCGACCCAGTCGCAGAGGCCGCCCAGCGTGCGGTCGGCTTCCAGCGCGATGCCGATGGCCGCGATCAGGGTGTCAAAGACGCTGGCCCTGCCATTCGGGGCTTGGACGACGACTTCCAGTTCGGCGCGGTGCTGATAGTGGTACCGCAGCGGTGACAGCGTGACCTCCGACTCGCCCGGCTGTCCATCGCGAAGGATGATCAGCCCCGCCGCCGGGATCCGCTCGGGTAGAATGTCGTCACGCAGGACAAGGGCGGCAAGCGGCTGCAGCCGCGCGTGAAGCGCGGCAAGGATGGTTTCGCGGGTGGTGGGCATGGGAGCACCAAAGTTTCGGGGCGGTTCGAAACGCCTGCAGGCAATTTCTGCCGCTGCGTTCTTGAATAGGTAATGCGTTTGCCTTACCTTGATCTGGCGACGTGAAGGAGAATCACATGCTTGCCGAACTCAAGGTCGAGTCCACGCTGACAGACAAGTATCAGACGACAATGCCCGGGGTCGTGCGCAAGGCGCTTGGCCTGAAGAAGCGTGACCGCATCTCCTACACCATCCTGCCCCAAGGCGATGTTCTTCTTAGCCGCGTCATGGAGGCCGCAGAAGACCCAGCCATTGGTGCGTTTCTGTCGTTTCTGGCGCACGACATCAGCCATAATCCCGGCCATATCCGGGCGCTGGATGCCTCGCTGCGGGCCAAGCTGTGCGAACTGGTCGATGGTGTCGAACTTGATCTTGATGCGGCCCTGTCGCCCGAAGATGAATGACCGACGGTTCCGTTGTGCCGTTGGTTGTGAACGGATGGACCTTGTTCGCGCATCCGCTGTTTTTGGGTCAGGTAGCGGAGTTGGTCGAAAAGGTTGCGTCCCTCAAGGCTGCCAACCCGGCCGGTTATCGCAGCAAGAACGCCACCAAGCGCCTTGCCGCGATCAACAAGCTGGTTTTTGAAGAGATCCCTTCCGACCCCACCGACCCGAAGTTCCGGCAAGGCAACACGCTGGGCGACGAGCATCGGCATTGGTTTCGGGCGAAGTTCTTTCAGCAGTACCGGCTGTTTTTCCGCTTCCACGCCGAAAGCCACGTGATCATTTTTGCATGGGTGAATGACGATACGACGCTGCGCGCTTATGACAGCCGCACGGACGCCTATCGGGTGTTTAAGGGCATGCTGGAGGATGGAAACCCGCCCAGCGACTGGAAGGCACTGCTTGCCAGCGTGCAGAAGACCAGCGGCCAGCTTGCCGAGCTTATGGAACAGAAGTAACGCGAGACCAAGTCACAGCGTCCTCTCGACCCAGTTCGCTACGATCAACCCCGGCACGCCATCCACCGCCCGCTCCGCATCCCGCGCCAGATCCAGCCGCTTGCGCAACTTGACCTGCGGCACCAGCAGGAAGATCGGAACGGTCGCCACGCCGCGTCCGGTCTTGGACTTTGAGGCCACGGCTCGGCCTTTCGAATTCAACCGCCCTTCCGCCACCAGCAGGCTCGGTCCCCTGCGGCGATAGATAAACCGCAGCCGCAACCCAGCGCGGCGCTCCCATTCGCCGGGCGTGATCCGTCCACCTTTGCTGCTTTTTCCTGCGGCCGCAGTGGGGATCGCAAGCCAGAATCCATTCTTGGACCGGATCAGCGGCCCGGTGTCATGCGCGCTGGTGATGACCGGGGCGTTCGACCAGACCAGTGCCGCCGCGCTCAGGCTTTCGCCTGACTTCGGGAAGCTGGCAAGCCGGATGGAGTTGGCAAGCCGGGTGCCCAGCCCAGCGCCGGTGATTTGCGTCCGCCAAGCGGATTTGAGACTGGTCCCGGCCTCGCGCATGGCGGCCGTGACGGCGCGTTCCCCAGCGGCGACTTCGGCGGTCATAATGGCGACGATGTCGGGATGAATGGCGAGCTTCAGTTTCATGCCGGACGCAAATCCAAGGTCCAGACAAGCCGCTCGCGGTCGCGGACGGGCTCACCCTGAATGAGGAAGGCCTCGGAATTGATCTCGATCCGGTCGCCGGGTCGCGGGTTGGGAACCTCGGCCACGCGCAGGTCGATGCGGGTGGTCTCCGACCAGAGACGTGCGTCGCCGAACGCAGTGATGTCGTCCGCGCGGCGCATGACCACGCGGACGAGGACGGGCGTTCCACCGTCTGCGACATAGACCGCATCTCGGGCGATGTTGGGATCGCAGAAGATGTTGTCGATTGCAGCAATAAAGATGGACATGGGCTACCCTCAGTTGCCGCTGAAGAGCCGGATCGCAAGTCGCGGACGCTTGTTGACCGGCAGGATCGATCCTTCCGTCATCAGGTCGATCCAGCGGCCCTTGGCGTCCATCATCTGGCGCGCATAGAGCGGCAGACCGATGGTATTGGCGGTTTCCAGCAGATTCGCCGGTCCGCCATAGGTGGTGAAGGTATCAAACGTGCCCATCGGAAAGGCGATGCCCTCGCCGGTGGGGATCAGCCGTTCTGACGATCCGTTTGAGAGGGTGACAGAGCCGTTGTATTCCTCGAACAGAACTCCAGCGAATGGGAAGGCCCGGCGCATGTCTTCGCGCAGGGGCTGGCCGCCTGTGGCCGAGTAGAACTTGTAGGCGTCTTCCGTCTTGGGGTGGCTGATCAGCTTGTCAAAGAATTCCGAGCTGACCAGCGCGTGTGCGGTGGTCATGGTTTCGCCCATCAGATTGTCTTCGATGGCGCGCAAGGTAGTGCGGACTTTTCCCTGGATGTTGGTGCCTGCGGTCCCAAAAACAAAGTCGACCGAAATCTGATCAAGGCCGAATTCGGTGAAGTAATTGTAAAGCGTGGTGCCCGCGCCATCCTTCACGATGCCGCGTAGCGCGTTCATCTCCATGTATTCGCGGGTCTGGGCATGCTTGCGCCGCATCAGCGTCAGCTTGCGGTTCATCACCTCGACCAGCGGATCGGTGGCATCCGAGAGGCCAAGTGCTGGCATGCCCTGGACGTCGGCGGGCAGGATCACATCGTCATGCGGGATCCACGGCAGGGCAAAGGAGCGCATCGAGCGCGCCTCGCGGTTGCCGACGGTGGCAGGGGCGCCAAGTGGCACTGAGGGCAGCAGGCTCAGCACCCCCTCGCGCTGTTCGATGACGATGGCGCGCTGGGTGACACCCTCAAAACGGAACAGGCCGGGATTATGGCTGATGTCGTGCGCCAGAAACGACAGAAACGCACCAATGGCTGGGTCTTCTGCGG